ACTCCTAGCTTTCTTGCGGCCTCCCTGACCCCGTAGTATACAACCCCTTCAACAGAAACTTCTTTACAAGATTGTGATTTTATCATCTTGCTTTTACTTTCTGTATTGTTCATTGGATTGTTTTCAGTAGTCCACAAATTAGTGTGCTTACTTTTTACTTCATCCCTAGTCATAGGGTTATTCTCTGAGGTAAAAGCGCCCTTTATTCCGCCAGTAATACAGTTATAGTAATCCGAAGACCTAACCTCGACTTCTGTGACTAATCCTGCCTCTCTTTTATATGCAAGAGATTCATCTTCATATTCTTCAAATTCAAAGACAAATTTTTCTATACCATATTTTCTGAGAGCTGCACCAAAAGGGTAAGAAGAGTACTTATGTGAGTTAAGCCTTTTCTTAAAGTTCTTTGTCACACCTATATACTTCTTACCGTTTACTGTATTTGTAGCTTTATAGATTAAAAACATAATGTTTTCCTCAGTTTTAAGTTAACTGGATTATGTACAATCACTTCAGACTATATCTTCATCTACAGCATTACCTGTTTAGAGCTAGGCTTTTCGAGTAAATTATTTATTACCCTACTCCCTTGCGGGATAGTCGTTGAACCTTCCCCTTATCTAAAGACTTAGGGGCTTGGATGCTGATTTTGTGGAAATTGACTTAATTTTCTAACATTCACGCTTGTCGTTTCCAACTACGTTGTAGTTTAAGTCATACACACCGTTCCAGCAGTTAACCTAGTGTTTTTACAAAGAGGTTTCCCTCTAAGTGGGCAACTAAAAGAATTAATAATTACCCGCGCCACCACCAAAGAATACTAAGTCTTGTGTCGCTGCACAGAAGTTATCTTGGTGAGGTTGAAGTTCTATCTTACTCTGAAAGTCAATAAAAGATTTCTCGATAGCTAAAGCTAAATCATCCATAACTACTTACCTTTCGAAGCGTGATACTTTCCTTGGAATGACTTCATCATAACATTTAATGACTTTCGAGAATCTAAATCAAAACCAAACCCTTTAGCATAATCCTTCAATTCTTTCTTTGATTTAATGGTCTTAGCATATTCGAAGTCAGGGGCTTCTGATTCTTCAGTTTCCTCTACAACTTGGTTTTCTTCAGGTTCTTCAGGAGATTCGTCTTCTGTGTCATCTTCTTTATCAGTAGGAGACTCTTGAGTGCTATCACCTTTAAGACCTTCACTCTCGTCTACTTCCCATAAATAAGCACGTTTAAACGCTAAAGATGGGTAAGTATTATAGACAGAGTTCGCAATAACCTCAATATCTTCTTGTGTGATATTTTTATGTGAATTTTTAATATAATTGATTAAATCATACACTGTTGATAGAGTTTTGTCATTATGATTAATTCTGACTAGTTCACCTCTACGTGCGAACTTTTCATTCCACCAACCTGTAGCAATACCATCTTTACAATCTTGGTAAAACTCTTTAATGAAGCTAGGAGTACCTAGCGTTGATTTATTTCTAATTGTCATAGCTTCTCCTTTAACAATCTTTTACTTCTAGATAACCTAAGATGGGTTTACATTTCCCTGTTAATTCATAACCATTAGTGTATACATTACTGATCCCTATAATTTCAGGGAGGTAAGTGCCTACAGTTAAATTAGGGTCAGAACCGATATTAAGAACAAGGTCTGTGTTGTTTACGATGTAAACCTGATCTGGGTTATCCAGTAGAATATGTGTTGCTACCTAATGTAACCTTTACCTCAGAGAATGTATTTAGACCTCGTTCTTTGAAATCCCCTTCATAAAAAGAGAATGATATTTCGACAGGATTATCTCTGCCTTTCATAATTACATTTTGTAGCAACATAGATTAACTCATTGTAAATAAGGTAACGTCTACATTAATAGTTAGACTTTCACCATCATTTAGTGTAATACTCGACCCGTAATCGTAACTAGATAAGAGGGGTTTATTTAGAGGGGTATCGGAGTAAAAAACCGCATAGCGGAAAGCTCCAATAGTCCCACCAGAGGCTGTAATTACTACATTACCTGATGGGGTCAAAGAGAATACTCCTCCTGCTTCTGAGGCAGTAGTACCTATCGTTACACCTCCAGCGGCGTAACCTGCACCAGCAGAAATCTCGGTAGCATCCGCTAAAAATTCATGTGTTCCTGCTACAGGGGCAGTGTTTGTAAGTGCAATCTTGAATGTGTCAGTATCGCAGTTAATGTCAGTTGCTAAATGCTTAATACCTGAATTATATTTTACGTATGTAGCCATTATTAATTATACCTTGCATTAATGTTGTATTTAGAATATTGTGTTGTGACAGGATGAGGTTTATATGACAAAGTATGTCCCTCTAAAATAGCTAATATCTCCCCTGTATAGGAGAGAGTTACAGGTGTACCTTGTAAAGAGTAATTACCGTTTTGAAAAACTAAACGTCTATTTACCTTAAGTTTAGTGTCTGTCCCTGCACTAGTGTATACGCCACTATTGAGAGCAATAACCCTATTGTATTTTAGTTCAGGGTTTATACCTTCATACGTGTATTCCCCGAAGTCTATAGGGAGTCGTCTATTAGCAAACAAGCCGATAGAATTACCTAGGAGACTGTAGCTTCCTGTGTCCAAACTAAATGTATAAGTTGCACCAGTAGCTTCATAAACAAAGTTAACAAAAGACCCTGTGTAGGAATAACTACCACTATCAAAACTGAGTAATCTAGCGGCAAGTATATTAACGTTGTCTGGGGTATATGTATATTGTTCCGTATCCAACTTTAAGATATGGTCTTTGAGTAGGTTTGCATTACTCCCTTGTAAGGAGTAAGAACCTTGTTCTAGGGATAAACGGAATTCTTGCCCGTATATCAAAGATACATCTTGACCAGAGTAAGTGTAGCTACCTTGACCTAAAGACAGAGACCTATCTGTTAACAGGTTTAAATCATAACCGTCATAGTTATAACTGCCCGACAAGATAGGAAGAACTCTTGATGTAATTAACCCTATATCCTCAAAGGTACTACCATAAAGTCCCTGAGATAAGCTTATAGACCTATTTAGGAGTAGATTTAATTCCGCTCCTGTTAACAAGTAACTTCCATTATCTAAACTTAAAGTACGATCACTTAGCAAAGTAAGGGAATTGCCTGCAAGCGTGTAACTACCAGAATCTAAAGTGATGGTATATTCGGCAGGAGGAGAACTCCCATCATCATAGTACACCCAGTGATTATTGTTAGGAGGAAAGTCTGTTAGTAATCCGGAATTACTTCCAACAGTGTCCGTAAAGGAAGTATCTGGGTCTCCGCTTAAACTTGTTTTAACCCAATTATGTATCAGGACTCCATTACTACCTATTTCATACCTGTACACTTTACCAGTGAACAAACTTGCATAGTTTAAATCATTAGGTATAAAATCATTAGTTTGCGTACCTATAAGCCCTTGAGGTTCACCGTCTATAAACCAGTAAACATCAGAATTTATAGCTTCGATTCTTATAATAGTTTTAACCCCAACACTAACAGGTGTCGTGGAAACAGTGTTTGGTAGCCCCGATAAATTGTTCCTTAGTTCCCAAAAACCTGAATCAGCACGAAGATAACGAAAACCGTTGTTATTAAAATTAAGAACACGTTGGTTATTAGTGTCAGGAACTTCTACCTCAATCTCCCACCACCAATCTACGTTTAAGTTTACAGGAGTAAAAACTACTGTCCCTCCTGTAGAAAAATCTAAGTAATAGGCCATTCCTCTAACCCCTCATAAAAATTATCTACATAAAATTCACTATAGTTAGAGGGGACTTGACAAGAATAAATAGAGGGAGTAGAGAGATTTCGTAAACTGGTTACATAACGATAGTCATTATCAGCAACCTTCACATAAACTCTAGGGTTGTGTTCCTCTGTGCTTATCGTAAGTTTAACATCTACATACCCTTTGTTAGGTACAACCCTTAACTTAGCGATGTCTTCATTTCTCGCTACACGCCAATCATATTCACTGACACCCTCATAAGGATGATACTCAGGGTTAGCAACAGCGATACTAGTAGCCAATACTACACTAAGGTTAGTTTTGAAATCGCCACTCTCATAATCAATAAGCTGTTGCATAAGATTTATTACACCTTGACCTGTTACACTCGTCTGTATAAGGTTATACTCGGTACTATCAATGAATGCAGCAACTAAATCTTGCATAGGGTGTAGTGTATTTTTTGAAATATCTTTTAGTTTAGTGTAGCAATTATTTTGGGCTAAGATAAAGTTCATCGTATTTCTATGAATCAGCTTACCTTTAGAATATGTATATTCTTTCGCAGCCGTTAGACTATCGAATTCATTTAAACTTTTTAACTTTTCCATCCCAAAACCTTTTTGTTATTTTTTAACATTACCGAACTGTAACCTAGCCACCTTACCGTCATCTTTTGGAGGAGTCTTGTTTGTATTCTCCCCTCTTGTGACCTCTTTAGGGGGGTCTTCTTTATCAGCCCCGTTATCTTTAGGATTTTCTAGTTTGAGATTTTCGGTGTGGATATATTTTAGTAAGTCCCAATATTTGTCTAGGTACTTATTCATTTGTACATCTGAGATTTTCTCATCTGCAATCTTATTTTCTAAGAAAGTTTTAAACTCTAAAAGTCCCTTACCTTTACTAAGGGCTTGCTTTATCTCAGAAGATGCTTTTGTTTTATTACGAGACCCTTTCGGTCTACCGCCAAGATTACGTGCCATAAAATAAATCCTTAGTAAAAGAAAGAATAGCAGAGCAGCTTACGTGGAGGAGAAGGAAAACAAGTAAGCTAGGATAGATTTACGCACTATCCTCCGAAGGAGGGAAGGACTCTGCTAAAGTGTTGTGCAGTTTCGAGACACTGCAAGAGGAAAGGGAGTTCTTGTTATTGTTTAACACTCCCGAAATGGTAGCGAATGCAAGAATCGAACTTACCTAAAAACAAGGTTATGAGCCTTGTGAGTTCACCAGAACTCTAATTCGCATTTGTAAAAAGCCTTACACGATTTGAGCATTATTAAGAGGCTTGGTAGGCGTATTAAATTGTGTAAAAGTTTAAACCCAAGTTTCATCTAATAATTCTTGGGTACATTTGTTTTTACGGAGGTAAACTCTTATATCCATAACCTAGTCCCAAAGTTCTTCTGATAGTTCTTTGGTACAAAAGTCATACCACTCTCTCGAAGCAGGATTACTTTCAATCCAAGAATTTTCATTGTTCATAAGTTTCTCCTTAATTAAAACTTTCACTTCATATTAATATTCTATCATCTATTTTCTAGATTGCAAGAACTTTTTTAATCAATTTTATTAAACCATTGTTCTAATTGATAATTTAGTTTAATACTAAAGTTTAAATCTAGTAAATATATTAGCATTTAACTGTGTATAGGTCTGGATGGTCATTCCACATGACACTAGGTTTAGTTGCGTCAGGAGGTGAAGTATTCAATAAATTATCTGCTATTTTACCTATATCAACATTACCTTTCTTTAGTTTACCCATTTCTAACCACAACAATACTTCTGCTGCAATTTCTCGTTCTACATCATTATACTCTAATTGTTCACAAAGAGTATCTAATTTATCCTTGCAGTCGTTACATTGTAACATCTTCTCTATTTTGCTCATAAATAATCGCTCATTGTTGTAGGCATAGATAGACCTTCTGTTAATGCTGAATGTGCATAATCTTTATTGATATAGGAATCAGATTCTCTCATCTTATGTTTACAAGAATGGCACATATCCTCCATCTCTCCTGTTCTTACAAAGACTTCAGGTTTACTTTCATCATACGTATATTTATACGCTAGTCGTTCTGTATCGGTTAATATACGATCACAGCTAACACATCTCATATTTAATTCCTTAGTTATTTTCTTAACCTTATATGTACATTATTACATGGATATCCTATCTTGTCAATAGTTTTATGCAATTAATTTGAATT